CTCCAACAAAAGTAGTATTTGTTACTGAAGTTGTGGATATACCGCTTAAGATTTGGTCTGCCTTGGAGTCAATAATCGCAACCTTAATTCCGTTTGCCCAAGAACCAGGATTTCTTGCGGCAACAGTAACTCCAGTAATCGTGGTTTCATCATATCCAAGTTCTTCATAATTATCTAAACTCTTAATCTTTACACTACTTGCAGAACCAACAAAAGCATTTTTGGTGTCAGTGTCATCTGCTCTTACAACCTGCAGTGAACCACCATATGAAAGATATGATGAAGCAACCATCCAACTTTCATAGTGCTTATCTGTGGAATAAGGTTCGCCAAAAATATTCAGCAGATCATTTTCGTTCTCTACTAAGGTTGGCGAATCTACAGGTCCTTTTGCGAATGGTGCAACAATTGCTCCTACCTTATTAGAAGCTGGTTGAACTCTACCTGAGGTTAAGTCAACTTCCCTTACTACAATTCCAGGAGATGCTAAATTTAGCGGCATCTTTATTCTCCGTTATCCCGAATTATTCTAAAAGTATTTATAATTTCCTTCTCTTCAAAGACTTATCTGTAATCCCACATATAAGACCGGTCTCCATATTCATCAACACTCCAAACCTCTTCAGTTTGTATTTGATTTTCTGGAGTGGCAAACATCCATCTATCTCCAGTTTCTTGCTCCACAAATACTTCCATATCTTCTAATCCATCAGAAATAAATCCGAATGGAGACATATCCTGTTCAATCTGATTTTTCTGCTCTTCATAAATTCTCTTACGAATATCATTATCCGTCATTTCTTTGAAATAGTCTTGAGCAACTAACCAGGCAAAAATAACTAAGCACATTACCAAATCATCATTACAACCTTCTTCCGCTATAAAAGAATTATGCTTCTGAATAAAAGTTGTCATTTCCGCAATAATATCATAATCATTAACCAATAACTTATCATCCTCAATAAGTAATTTTAAGTTAGAGCAACCTAATTTCTTAACTGCCGCAGTTGTTCTAACTCCAAGTTGAGATTTTTTACCACTAAAACCAGATCCGACTAATTGACCCGCTCTACCTCGCATCGCACACATTAAAATATTATCATACTCCAAATCAAAATGGAGAATGTTTGCAACTTGGTCTCCAATATCATTAACTTCTATAAGCAACCAAGAATTATTATATCCTTTTGCCACTTCATTAATGATACTCGGAAATAGCATCGGTTTGATTTCATTATTTTTATACTTTGCAACTACTTTGTATGGAAAGTTTGTAATATCAAAAACTACAAATGCAGAATAATCATTTCCTACACCACGAGCAACGTCAACAGTAATTAAGTAATTATGATCCTCTTTGGGGTCTTCATAAACATCAAGACCTTTACTTCTGGTTATTGGATCATCATATACCAATATTTTAAGTTTACTTGGATTGATTAAGGTTCCTATGGATCCTAAAAATTCGCAAAGGTGCTCTGCCCTAAATTGTTCTTCGCTTGTGTTTGCAATTGTTTGAGCTTTCCATTCCTCATCTCTTCCGGGAACTTCTGACCAGTGAACCTCAGTAGCAACAAATTGACTTTTATTTCTTTCCGCATCGTGCCACATTCTATAGAAGTGGTTCATACCTTTTGGGGTACTTACTATAATAACCTTAGTAGATTTACCAGATGAAATAGTAGGATAAACAGATGCAAAGAAATCATCCGCAATATGATTTGGAACGAATGCAAATTCGTCCAAGAAAATGATATTGAATGACATTCCTCTGACAGCAGAGGCAGAGGTTGATGCCGCAATAATCTTAGAACCATTTTCAAGTTCTAATGATCCTTTATTCCAAGATACAATACCTTGTTGCATCCATTTTGGAAGATTCTCATAAGATAATTGAAGTCTACTTAAAATCTCCCTTGAGGTTGATGCTTTGTTTGCAAGAATACCGACATTTACATTATCGTTAAAAACAATATAATGCAATAAGTACGATACTACGGTTGTTGTCTTTCCAACCTGTCTAGGCATTTTGCAGATATTAAATCTATTCTTATGGAAGTTTTTAACCAATCTCTCCTGGAATGGCCACATTTCAAACTGAACAAGACCATCATCAACATTAACAATCTTAATATATTTTTTGGCAAAATAAACAGGGTCCTCTTTACATCTCAAAAACTCAATAATTTGCTCTTCTGTAAATTGAATTGAGGTATTTGCTCTTTTGAGATTTGGGTTAGAGAGATATGCATCCCCCTGTTTCAGTTGAATATCTTCTATTGACATAATTACCTACTAATCTCTTCCCAGTCCATTGATGCATGAATATCTGCACCATTAGCATCAGCAGCACATACAATAGAAAGTTCATAAGGTATTCTAGTTAATCCATCCCTTTCCAACTGAAACTTAAATAATGCCTCTTTAAGAATATCTATGGATGTTGAACCTTGATTAGAACCATATGCATATCCAGATGCTAGTATTCTTCCACCAGTATAAGTTCCCCCACCAATCTTATATTCAACAGCACTATCAACACCAGCATCAGTCCAAGTTGCACCACTAGATGTTCCAGATGCTCTTACTTGCCAGTTATAAGTTGCATTATTTGTAATACCCAAAACAGAAAGTGCAGTCATAATTACAATTGCATCTAATCTATTTGGTGTTGCTTTAAGACGAATTGATACAACTGTATAATAAGTTCCTGCTGTTGTTAAATCAACTGGTGTTTGGACTGGTGTTCCTACTGCCTGCTGTATTCCACGAAGTTCATAACCACCCTCTGAAATTACACTAGAACAAACTTGTTTCAGTGTGCTTGAACTTGTTGTAATTCCAGTATTAGAAATCTCATATCTCAAAGGTAATGATGCCGTTGTAATATAAGTTGAAGTGATTAAGTTTGCGTGGTGGAATGAATGGCAGTGAATAAACTTCCCATCAACTACAAAACCCAATCTAACTGTTCCAAGTCCTAACCATTCAATATCCATCCACAAAATTTGTGCTTTGGAAATATCTAATGTAACACCAGATGGATTGAGATGCCCTACACCAAGCATCGTATCAATATTCCAGTTATGTTGCGAAATTTGTGTTGTTATTCCAGTAGATAAACTTCTTTCCGCAAAATATAAAGTATCTCCATCAAGTTCCAGATACATTCCATTATCTGCACCAAAGTATCCTACTCTTTGACGAAGATTTGCTTTTGCTGGGTTCATTATAAATGTATTCAATACCTGTAATGATTTTCCTGGTTGATAAGAGAATACTTTTGTGGTTTCCCTAATCACAGAACATCCAGCAGTAGTTCCTATTCCAATATTGACTAAACCTTGTGCTGTTACAAATCCAACTGTTGAACCAGTTCCTACAACTAAACCACTCCAAAGATTATTGTCCCTGTATCTGTGGGAACTATCAAAAAGTGTAAGTGGAGTTGAAGTTCTTAAACGACCAAATGCATCGGTTGCTATTGGTGGAAATGTAACAGATGCTGCTGCTGATGATGTAGAAATTGATACTGTTCCCGTAACTGGTAGGGGATTACTAGAACTTACAGGAGCACTATTAAGGTTGAGTGATACTTGCCCTGTTGTTCCAATTCCTACTGTTCCTTGAACTGTAACAGTAGAACCAATACCTGATACTGCGACTGTTGTTACTGGATTGGTTATGTAGAATGAAGTGTTAGAGATTGATACTGTATTAGCAATTGATACTGTTCCACCTACGGTTACTGATGTTACTGGATTTGTAATATAGAATGAAGTGTTGGATATTGATACAGTATTTCCTATTGATACAGTTCCACCTACAGTTACTGATGTGACTGGATTTAGAATATAAAATGAAGTATTGGAAATTGATACGGTATTTCCAATACTTACAGTATTCAGTAATGTAGAAATCCCAACTGGAAGATATGGAGTTGTTAATGTTCCACCTGTCCCAACTTCAACTATGTGATTATGAATTGGATTATCTGGAGTGCTTGTAACTGTTACTATTCCTGGAATTGTAATATTACCATTAATAGTAATATTGGAACTTCCAAGAGATACTGGAAAAGGATTATCAATTGTAACGACTTCGCCATTCTTATTGGCGATCATATTCACTTCAAACAGTGTTCTTTCCTGATTCAGGAAATCTTGTTCATTCTTATTAAATTGTGCCATTAATCAATCACTCCATGTTAAACTTTCTGGTCTATATCTTTGTGAACTCTTAATAGTTATACCACTATTTGTTGATGGATAAATGTTATGAACAATTGCTCCAGGATATTCTCTCTGAAGTTGCTCGGCAAGTTTATTCTTGTCTACCATTTG